TATGCCCCAGTGTTATTGGCGATGATACAACGATAAAATAACTGGCTGGAATCCTCTGTCGCGGCGTTTATCAGCACCGGAGGGCAGGCGTTGCCAGTAACACTTAGACCAATAAAAACATTAGCTCCGAATGTTAAATAGACTGCCGCTATTGCTCCCGCCGATCCTCCGGTTACTTGGCAGTTTATATAGTTATTATTGTATTTTGTTGAGTTTATCCCGTATGCGGTGAAGTTTTTAAAGATGCAGTTTTCAAATGTGAGGTAGTAGCCTTGAATATCAAGACATGAGCTTGTTGTTTGTGCGTTTGCGTCTATAATAAAATTCTTAAAGTACCAGCAATTCCCAGACACGTACAGCATGTTGATTGAACTTCCAGAGGTTAGTTTTACTGTAACCTGTCCACCATCCCCTCTAGTTGTGTTGTATCCAATTACTGTAATTGGCAAAGTGGATGTTGCTCCGGTCACTGCTCCAAACACTTGATTTGCTGTGATGTTGTAAGTTGCCGTGTTTTTGATGTAGATAATATTGCCTGGAACTTCGGCGGTTGTGCCTGGACCAGCTATAGCGGCAAGCGCCCCGCCTATTCGACCTGTTCCACCACTACCTGCACCTGCTGTAGCGGGCGCTCGATCAAGAATTATATTATTTGTATCGGTATAACCTACAACACAATACCAACCTGAAACAAAGTTAGTACCTGCTGTGATATGAATTAAATTTCCTAAAAGTAAATTACTGGTGAAAAGGCCACCTGTTGTTGTTAAAGTGGTAGAATTTTGTGCTGCTGACAATGTCCCCGAACAAGTAACCTGTGCTGATGCCTGTTGAGTATAGTCAACTCCTGTACCACCAGCTTGACTACTATCGAAACCTCCCCCGTTGTTGACACTCCCTGTAGACCATACTTCCCATACTGTTGTAGCGTTAAGTGCTGCATGGCAGGTAGAGCAAAAAATAGTTACTATTAAAAATGACCATAATAAATATCTCATCGTTTTGACCTAAAATCATCATTCTGACAGTCATAAGTTGAATAATTTACAAAAAGTTCTTCACCAGCTTTGACTTCTCTGTTTGTATAAAAGTTCTCTCCTAACGGGTCGGCTATCATATTAGGAGTTTCTGAATGGTTTAAAAAATATGAAACATCAATCCCCTGGATCCCTTTATCCGAAAACCAAAAGTTATCTTCATCATCTAAAACAAGAAAATCTTTAACCATATTAAAAACATTAGGATTTAAATTTTTGGGAAAATCAGAGAGGGGAATTGGTTTGTATTCGGTATCATCACAGCCTTTAAAGGGGTTAACTCCTTCGGGTATATCTCTAATCGCAAAAACTCCACACCCCCCTAAAAAGCTAGGAGCTATCCGGCAATAAACATCATTCATAAGTTGGTTTATAAATTGTTCTTTTGTCATAACAAAACTCCTTAAATTACCAATATTTTAATCTCTGATAAAACTAAAGTCAACTAATATCCTGTCTCTTTATTCATGGATCGTAAATATTCCTCTTCTTCCATTTTTGTGTCTTGTTCCTCCTGTTCTGTAGTTGCTCGTTGTGGATTATCGTTTACGATATATTTTAAATCATCACAGAGGTGAGATTTACCTGTCTTTTCATTTTCCCAGGTGTAACTTTCAAATTCCTCAATCATTTTTTTACAGGTGTTAAAAACGAATAATTTAGGTTTTAGGATATCTTTTTCCCCAAAAACAGGTTGTTCCATCATCATTTCATTAATTTTAAAATAAGCTGATTCAAATCTATTATTAGCTTCAATACAAGGGATGCCATTTTTTCTAAATTGCATTTGGACCGACATAGTTTGACCACGAAGTTTATCAATTAGCTTTGCGTTAGGGTCTATCAGATATCTCGAAACTGGACATTTCTTTTCAATATTCAAAAGCCTTTTAGATACTTCCGGAATTGTTAAATCAGGGATAAACATTTCATGACATATGTACCAAGTACCATACTCATCAACCGTAAGCCATAAAACCCCAACAGGAGTAGAAGGATGTGGATCAATAGCACAATAGACAGGCCAATTAGCAGGAATAGGGAAAGGAGGTATGACATGCTTTTGTCGAGAAAACCTTTTAAAGATAAGTCCTGACCAAGCCACGAATTCGCCATCATATTGCTCCGCAAAAACATCTTCTGGTAATTCCTTTTTAGCACGGTCATACTCCTCTTTTGGAAAATAGGGGTTTTCAGTAACCTTTACTCCCATTTTAACCCAATAGTTACTATCACCCTCCATTGCTGGAAGATAAAACCTTTTATAAAGCCAATTATAACCGTGAGGGGTTGTAGGGACGATAACCCTGCCTAAACGTGAACCTATCCTAGCTCTAAGATACATATCGAAGGTTTCCTCTTTCATTCTGGAACCTTCGGATAATATCATCCAATCTACTTCCTCACCCAAAAGCGAATCACTATTTACTTCAGACTTAGTATGAACCTCACTTCCCCAGGGGAACAATAAACTTTGAGGACCGGGAGTAGTATAAGCCACGTTTAACTCTCTTTTAGTCTTAAAACCCAATTTCTGTACTAATGCTTCATAAATATAACGGAATTCTTTACTTGGCTGATCGTAACTAGGACCGACAATCCATCCCCTAGTATTAGGTTTAAGTATGTCAGTAAGTACATCCATAGAACCACAAAGTGATTTTCCGAATCTTGAATTGCCTGTCATAAATACCTTACCTTCTTTCCTTACAAAAAAGGTTTCATTAGGCACAGACAAACAATAAATCATTCCTTTATATTGTTCTTTTGTTTTGTTTTGAAATCTATATTTTTGAGAGTAAAGCCTTTCAATACAAAAACAAGGCACGGTAGATTTTATTTCTCTTCCTCTTATGCACCCATTCTTTTCTCTTGAACTAACCGAGCTTCTATACCCCATTTTTACAAGAATTTCCTGAATATCATCCTTTAACTTTTTAGAAACAGTCCAATATGTATACCTATTAATCTCTAAGTGCTTTCTTGATTTTCTTTTATGCCCATCACCCAAAGTAAGATATTCCCATAATATATCAAGTATTTTTTTATCTGCGTTTTTTAAATCTTCTGGAATAAATTTGTTATATTTATTACCAAACTGTCGGCAATATAAAGCTAAATCCTTATTATATATAACAAACTTGTTACAGCATTTATTGAAGTAGTAATTGTATGGCAGGTTTGATAACAATTCTTCTATTATTGGATAATTATTTAATATTGTTTGGCAAATTTCTACCCTGTAATCTGTAGTTACATATTCTTTGTTAGTAATCATTCTTTTTCGTTCATATATTACTACGTTACCTTCTGATAAAAACAACCCCATAAATGCAGCAAAATATTCTATAGGGATCTCTTTATTCCCTATTATTTTGTTTTTATCCCCGTCTGTTCTCCAATTTGATTTAAAAATATTATAATGAAGTTTGTTGATATTTTCGGCAGTCCTGAAAGAAGGAATATCTTTTGTTCTTATGCCACTACGCTCCCCCACACTCACAGGAAAACGATGATCTGGAGTAACAACAAGTTCTAAATTATTCCAATTCGCAAATAACTTATAAACATCACCTTCATAATGTTGTTTAGTAATCCCTGTTATCTGTTGATATTCAGCATAATTTTTATATAATCCATTTGTATAAATCATTTCATTAGGAATTAAATCCGAAAACCTGATCCATCCCCTTGAAGTCAAAACTTCCAAATCCTCAGTAAAGCAACCGGCACCTAAAAACTTAAATCGGGCTTGAGATTCATGGAATTCTTTTTGAATAGGAGAAGGATTATATCCTATCGAATCAAATATTATTTCTTGTACTTTATCCATAATTAGAAATAGAATATCGGTTTATATTCTTGAGTTTCAATAAATTGCATACTTGGACGATGATAGTATAAACCATATTGACCTTCTGCATCCATCCCCATTTCCCTATGTTTTGAGCAGTCCAAAATACAATAATATTGCTTTATAAGATCATCGTAGGTTGT